ATGATCGGGTTGGTGTTGGGCGTCGTCTCTGCGGCGGTCGTGTAGGTTGTCAGCGGCGTGGTGGTCCCGGCGATGTAGGTGTACAGCTTGCCAGCCGTCAACGGATTGCCGTTGCCGTCCAGAAATTGAAACTTGAATACTGGTGCGATGGTAGCCATACAAGCCTCAAAGATTGTTTGTCACGGTCAAGATGACCGAGGGGATGCCCGGAACCGGCGCCGAAGCTGCCGCAGCAAGTATTTGACAGCTTGTATCGTCGGTGGACCACATTATTTCAAAGTAGTCGCCAGCGTTAAATTCGTGAAGGTAATTCCACGCAGCCACAATTTCAGCGTTGTTACCTTGGATGCGGACTTGGGATGCCGAGTCGGGCACATTTACGCCGTTAACACGCAGCCAGATAAAAATAAACGCGGTGCCACCAGAGATTTTATCGAGCTGCGCTGAAAACTCAATGTTGAAGATGCCTGGCCGATCAACATAGATGCGCGACGTCGGCGTGCCAATGGTCACACCTCGACTAAAGCCAACCGAGTTGAACGTCATGCCGTACGCGGTGTTGATCGATGCGGCGGTTTGCGTAGTGGTGTCGTAGAAATAGCCGTACCGCGTCGTTACAAGTTGAGGTGTCTGTGCCGCCGGGTCAACCTGCAAGTCTTCCAGCGTGAATTGATTCTGCCCCAGCCCCAAGAGCGTGAACGAGTTGTTGAAAAAGCGGTACCACTCGCGCTGCATAGTGTTGTCCGGCCCTTCGATAACCGGCACACGTTGCGCGGGGATGCGCGTGATATTAGGCATTGGTGCCGCTCGCCAGCAATTCGGCGCCCATAATGGCGACGTTACCAAAGCCAGATCCGCTGACCTCATAAACGCGATCGCGCAGCTTGGTGGTCATGCCCAGCCGACGCCAAATAACGCGCTGGCCGGTCTGGCCTTCATAGCCCATCGACACGGTGTGGAGGTTAGACCACGTATGCCCGCCGTCGTCTGACCAGCGCAGACTGGCAAGCATTTCTGATGAAGCGCCAGTGGTGCTAACCACGGCCACCGAAGACGTGCCCGCTTCGCAATCAAGTTGCAAGGTGTGCTGGGCTGTGCGCTTTAGCGTGTTCTCGCCCGACGGCAGCGCCCGCCACGACCGCAGCCACACCTGACGGCGTGCGTTGGTGAACTCATTGTTAAAGTACGAGAAATCGTAGTAGCCAATCTCAGGCTCAGTGTCATGCCCTACGTATACGCGCGTACCAAGCGCCGCTATGCAAGTTGGCGTGTGACGGTTTAGCTCGCTGGTAGTGCTAGAAATGTAGCCGCGCTGGTGCCACATGTTAGTGGCCGCATCGTAGACCCACGTGACGTTGGCAGTGGGGAACGTCAGCACGTAAAACATGTGCCCGTCTTGCTGGTAAGTGTAAGCGATAGCGTCCGAGATCGTCGAGTACGTCTGGATAGCGTACTCGATGGCGTGCGTCGAGATGCGTTGCGGCTGGTAGCCACGGGCGCGGTAGACCATACCAAAGCCACGCGCGTCAGCCGACAGCCAGAAGACGCTGTTGTCCATCTTGGCGACCGAGTACGGCGCAGCGCAGCCTGTCTCAAGAAACGCGCCTTGGATGGGGGCAAGCGGGTAGTCTGGCTGGCCAGCGTCGTACCAGACCTCGGTCGAGTTGTTGCCGAAGATCCAGATTTCTTTGTGATCGACGATCAGTGACACCACGTTGTCTGGCGAGGCTTCAGCGCTTGCAAACGACAGCGGGTCGACGCTGGTACCATCAAACAGTTCCGTTACCCACACGCGCTGGCTGTTTGGCTCATTGAACACAAAATAGCCGTTGATGTAGCCCACGGTAACGGCGCCTGGAAAGTCGGGGTCGCCGATCTTTGCAAACGCCGTCGTGTTGATGTTGTAGATGTAGCCGTCTGGGTTGGTGGCGATGAAGATCTGTATGCCGTTGTCCACCATGCTGACAGGCCCGGTGCCAGAGATGCTGGAGCTGATAGTAGTGGGCGTGACGATACTTGTGCCAATGCCTGTTAGCGATATGAACCGCGTGCCGACAACCGCGTACAGCACGCCCTTCACAACCCACATGCCGCGAACGCTGCCGGTGCCGCCTAACGGAAAAATGCCTGAAATTCCCGGCACCCGCTGAAAGTACGCCGCCGTCTTGCCGCCATCCGGGGTCGACTCCGGGTACATGTTGACGAGCCGGTTGTCCGCAGCGTTGATGCTGCGAGCAACGTACGCGGCGCCGAGGATGGGCGATTTCATTAGAAATTGCCGGCGTAGATGTTGTAGCGCTGACGATTCCCAACGATGCTGTACGGGATTGACATCAGATCGTCAGGATTGTTGATGCGCTTCAGGTTGCGCTTGGACGTCATTGCAATCCGCTGCACTTGCCGGGACGGCTCAACGCCGTACTCAGGGGCGATCTCGCATGCCAGGTTGTAGCGAAAGCAGCGGAAGTAGCCTGGCGGAAACAGAATCGGGGTGCTAAGCGCAGCAGGTTGCGTCAGCTCTTGCACCGACACAATGTGAAACTCCAGCACCCGCGTGGGCACTGGGTAGATGTACATCTCGACGTTGGGGAACGTCATGTTGGTCCACATGACCTGCGGATAGGTGCTGCTCACCGTCTTTAACGCAATCCCGTTGTACTGCTGCTGGTTAATGAGTTTCAAGCCGTACGAGACGCCGGTGGTCGGGTCTTTGAAGTAGGTCGAGTCGTCAATCATAATTGGGCGGTTGCCCACAAAGTCGCCTGTCGGCCCGAGCGTGCGGCTGATCGCCGTGGCGGGCCAGCTAAAGACCTGATCCTGCGTCGAGAACACCGCAAGCCGCTCGGTGTTCCATGACTCGATCATCTCGTTCATGGCAATCAGCGCGTCTTCTGACATGGCTGCCGAAGGTGTTTCGGCCTCCGCCAGCACGCCCAGCAGCCGCAACGCACCGTTGATCAGGTCGCCTGCTGTAGCCTCGTTACCGCTAAGCGTGAGTACAGTCATGTTAGTACGTTACCTCAGTGGTTTCTAGTTTGCACACCCACCGAATAGTGGTTCCAGCTTGGCCCGTTACGGTAACTGCGAGGCCGCCGTTTGTCGTGTCGGCAGTCAACGCCACCGCCCAAGTAGACGCACCAGCATCCCCATACGGACTGCTCACCGTCGAGCCTGTCAGGGTCGTAGCCGCAGCGTTGGCGCCGCGTTTAATCTGCCCATCAAACGTCCATGATTTTGTATCGCCTGCTCCAGTTACGTTGGCAATCACGGAGCCTTTAAAATAATAGGCGCTATTGTTTGGCAGGATGAGCTGGTTGGTCGTGCTTGCGGCGGATGTATTGCTTCGAATAACAGTCGGCGTTGCGTCAGTTGTCTCGGCACCAAGCACCAGCAAACCAGCTTGCGAAAGCCCGCCTGGAACCGGCAGAATAGGGCCGTTACAGGCTGGAAAGGCATGGTAGCCAATTACGCCTCGGGTTGACCCGTAAGCGCCGCCTGAAACCGTTGAAAACGCGCTGTTTGCAATATGCTCTCGGCCGCCCCCAATTGCAGAATAGTCGCCGCTGGCCACATTTAACCGACCGCCCGCAACAACGCTGGAAAGGTTGTTTGCTTGGTTATCTATGCCGCCGCCAACAAACGAACTGTTGCCTGTGGCAAAGTTTCCTTGCCCACCTGCAACAACACTGTATGAAGCGGAAGCCTTGTTGTCATACCCGCCAGCAAGAAAGGAGTAGTCGCCGCTTGCAACATTTGCAGCGTTGAGCCTAAACCTAACTAAGTCAACCGCGTACGTCCCGCGCTTGTTGCCGCCAGCGGTTGTGCCGGTCGGCACTTGCGCAAGCAGCGCACCATTGCCTTTAGGCACCAGCGCCAAGTCTGAGTTTGCAGTTGGCGCTACAGGCGCCATCGACACTACGTTGACCGTAGCGTTGGGCGATGAGGACGACAACGCAAACGTGACGTAAGGGCTGACCGACGGCGCAGGGGGCGTTGGGTCGTTCAGCGTGGCGACCAGCGTGCGGGTGTCGTAGTTGTCTGCCGTGATGACAACGCTGTACACACCGTTGGCCGCAAAG